GCACGCGGCGATCAGGGCCAAGGGTAGGTGCGGTGTCTGCTACCGACGAACACGAGTGGAGGCAGGGGACGCTTCCGCTTTGACGGGGCACCGGACTACCGAGTGGCGGGGTATCCGGGGCCGGGTGCTGGCACGGGATGGGTACACCTGTCGGGGGTGTGGGGTTCAGGCACCCAAGGGGAAGGGCATGGTGGTGGACCATGTGGTGGCCCGTGCTGACTGGCCTGCCCATGTGCCGGGGGTAGACAGCATGGAGAACCTGCAAACCCTGTGCCCGTCGTGCCACTCGATCAAGTCAGCAGCAGAGAGAGCAGCACGGAAGGCGAGAGCCAAGGCATCCACGTCATCATCACCAAAGCCATTGACACACAAGGAGATTGGAAGATCGAAACGCATTGAAGCACAAGCGAGCACGAGCGCGACGAACGCCGTGACCATCGAGTCGCGTTCCAGAACGACGAACGAGCAACGCGGTTTTCTCACGACGGCGGGCGGCTCCTCTTTCCTGAGCCGTCCACTCTCTCCCGATCCCGGTGCAGGACAAGCGGATTCAGCACCCCAATCCCCTTATGTGACAAGCCTTTTCGCCAGAGAGCCCGCAACGTCGGGCTGGGTCACTCCGGGAGAGGTGTGGGGTCTGGCTTACGACAGCACCGAGGGCGTGTGGCCCCGGTTCATGTCGGTCCCGCACCCGAAGGCCACCGGCACCTACGGGCACGACTTCATCAGGTGGGCCGAGGCCAAGTCGCAGGCGATGCTCAACCCCAAGAAGTCGCCGGGCCTGCGGTGGTGGCAGAAGTTGGTCGCGCTCCGGGTGTTGGAGCACGACGAGGACGGGCGGCTCGTGTGGGAGAAGGTGATCCTCACCGTGGCCCGGCAGTCGGGCAAGTCGTGGTTCATGCGCTGCCTGCTCATGTGGCGCACCGTCCACGGTGAGGGCCTGTTCGGTGAGACGCAGACCTGCCTCCACGTCGCCCACAAGATCGTCGCGGCACAGGAGGTATGGCGACCGGCGACCCGGTGGGCGATCCACAACTACGGGCAGAACGCGGTGCGGTTCGCCAACGGCGAGCAGCAGATCACCACACCCGACGGCGGGCGGTGGCTGATCCAAGCCGCCAACGACGGGGCCGGTGTCTCGATGAGCCTGAGCATGGCCCTCGTGGACGAGGCGTGGCGGGTGAAGCGGGAGGTCGTGGACGGCGCGATCACCCCGACAATGGCCGAGGCGGAGCAGCCGCAGTTGTTCCTCGTGAGCACCGCAGGCGACAGCACGAGCGACCTCATGATCAGTTACCGGGACCAAGGCATCGAGGCGGCGACCGAGCCGACGGACCTGCTGATCCTTGAATGGTCCGCGACGCCGGACGCTGACGCGGACGACGAGATCGCGTGGCGGGCCGCGTCGCCCTACTGGTCACCGCGACGTAGGGCCGTCGTGGCAGCCGCCCGGCAGCGGGCGACCGAGGCGGAGTTCCGGTCGCAGTGGCTCAACCAATGGCAGCCGTCGGTGGACGACAGTCAGTCCCTCATGCCGGTGGCCCTGTGGAACTCGCTCGCCGGGCCGCTCCCTGCGTTCGGGGACGACAGCACGATCGTCGTCGGCGTCGAGGACAACTTCGGGGAGGGCGCGTCGGTGGCGCTCGCGTGGCTCGACCCGGACAGCGACCTCGTGGCCGGGACGGTGCGGGAGTTCGCCCGGCTGCCGGAGGCGTGGCTCGCGGTGTCGGAGTACCGGGAGCGGTGGCCGAACTGCAAGGTCGAGGTCGGCGCGACGCTCGGGGACGACCCGCTGCTGATCGACGTGGTGGGCTACGGCGGTGCCGCGCTGACCGGATCGACGGAGACACGACTCGCGCTGCCGCTGCTCCGGGAACTGGCCGCGCAGCACCGATTGCGTCACGATGGGGCACAGGCGCTTACTCGGCAAGTGCTCGGTCTGCAAGTGCGGGCCAGCGTGAGCGGCGGGCTCGGCATCGTCGGCATCGACCAAAGACGGACGGACGGCGTGCGAGCGTTCGCCCGAGCAGTGATGACGGCGCATCGCAGCGTCGGCGTCATCCCCGCTATCTACTGACTTACGACAGAAGGCCGAGACATGCCGAAGATCGCCGGGCACAACCGGGGGCAGTACGCCCGCACGACGCCGAACATGGACGGCGGGATGCTGCTCAACTCCCCGGACGGATGGGTCGTGGAGCAGGGCCGTAACCCGGTGTGGTGGGTCGGCTCCGACCAATGGGGGCAGCCGCAGTACGGCGGAGTCACCACCATCCTCCCCGCGTTGTCGCGGGCCACGTCGCTCGTCTCCGAGCCGATCGGGGCCATGCCGATCCGGCTCGTGGACGTGGGCGAGCAGTCGACGTTGCCGCTCCCCCGGTGGCTGGAAGACCCAATGCTCGCCCGGCCAGACCGGCGGATCGACCCGAACGCGGTGCGACGCCCCAACGACCTGACCCGGACCGAACTGGTCAGCAGCACCGTCGCCACGATGCTGCTCCGGGGTAACGCCTACTGGCTGTTCGTCAGGGGGGTAGACGGGCAGCCGATCGCGGGGTCGATCCGGCCCATGAACCCGTCGATGGTCACCATCGAGGAGACGCAGGGGACCGGGCGGCTGGAATACAACGTGAACGGGGAGGTCACCGAGGGCGGCATCCTGTGGGTCGGCTCCGTCCCGTTTGAGATCATGCACTTCCGGGGGCAGCCGCCCTACGACGAGCACGGGCTCGGCTACGGCGTGCTCGACCGACACGCCCGCGCTCTCGGTCTGGCGCAGCAGGTCCGCGACTACGCGGGGAGCCAGATGACGAACGGCGTCCCGCCGGGCTACTTGAAGGTGTCCAACCCGAACCTCTCGCCGCAGCAGGCCGCGCAGTTGAAGGCCGCGTGGATGGAGGAGAACGGCGGCAGCAAGCGGTCCATCGCCGTGCTCAACGCGACGACCGACTTCCACGCCGTCAACCTGACGCCGGTCGACGCGCAGATGATCGACATGATGAAGATGAGCCTGCTCGACGTGGCGCTTGCCTGCGGGGTGGAGCCGTCGATGCTCGGGGTGTCTGCCGACTCCAACACCTACGCCAACGTCGAGTCCCGGCAGATTCAGTTCCATACCTTCACGCTGCTGCCTTACGTCAGCAGGATCGAGGACACATGGAGCGCGTACCTGCCGCACGGGGTCCGCGCCGATATCGTCATGCGCGCCCTGCTCCGGGCCGACACGCAGACCCGCGTCGACACCTACGCGCAGGCTCTCCGTGACGATTGGATGAGCGTCAACGAGGTCCGGGTGTTGGAGGGCTTGGAGCCCGTCCCCGGTGGCGACACGTTCAAGCGGGACCGTCCGAAGGAACCTCTCGCCCTGCCGCCCGGCGTGGGCAGCACGCAGTTCAGCGACAACAAGGGCGGCGTCGCCACACTGGCCGCGCCGCGCAACTCAAACCCGGAGAAGGTGGCGTGATGGAGTTTCACCCGAGCGTGAACGGCGAGGGCCTGCTGATCCGGGAGGAGACGTTGGTCGTCAAGGACATGGACGCACGGAAGGGGCTCGTGGAGGTGCAGATGATCCCCTACGAGGAGCGGGTGGAACTGATCCCCGGCGTCTTTGAGGAGTTCGCCCCGCAGGCGTTCGACCGGCAGGTGGCTACCCCGAGCGCGTGGGCGCGGGTCAAGTTGCTGTTCGGCCACGAGGACGGGCAGGTGCCGCTCGGTCGCGCCGTGAAGTTGGAGGAGAGGACTGCCGGGCTCGGCGGTGTCTTCCAGATGAACATGCGGCTCGTCCACGAGACGGAGCGCGGGCGGTCCGTGTGGCTGGCGATGGAGAACGAGGACTTGGACGAGGTGTCGATCGGGTTCCAAGCGACCCGGCGCGGAGGCACGGAGGTCCGCACCATCCCGGAGGGGCGGCTGCTCCGGCGCTTGAAGGCGCACCTGAGCCACCTTGCGCTCGTCCCGCTCGGGGCCTACGGGCCGGGTGCGCGGGTGCTCGCCGTCCGGGGTGCTGACGTGAGTCAGGTCGACCCGCCGGAGCCTCCCGACCCGTGGGCTGACTGGCGTGCTCGCATTGAGTCGGCACGGGGGTCTATCGTCTGACCTAGAACGTCCCCGGCCTCCGGGGGTTCGTGAGCGCACCGCCCGATCAGGGGCGCACCGCCGAACCCCGACCGAGTAGGTCCACGGCGCGAAGCAACCCAACTTCCCGCGCCCGTGAAAGGACCGGACCCATGCTTGAAAAGTGGAAGGCCCGGCGAGACGAGATTCTCGCCGCGATGGAGCAGATCGTCTCCCGAGAGGAGCGGTCCGAGGCCAACACGAAGACCCTCTCCGACTTTGAGGCCGAACTGACTGTGCTCACCGCGCAGATCAACGACCACACCCGCTTCATGGAGGCTCGTGCGGCAGCCGACCTCGTGGACACCCGGCAGGCACGCGCCGCCGTCGTCCGTCAGCGGCCCACCGACCCGCAGGGCGAGCGCACGTTCGCGGAGGACTTCATCGCGTCGGAGCAGTTCCGCAACTACCACTTCCACGGCACGTCGTCGCAGGTGGAGATCGAGACGCGGGCACCGATCACCACGACCGACGCATGGGCGGAGCCGCTGTTCCGACCGGCGCAGGTCAACATCGCGGAGCCCACGATCAGCCTCCCCATGTTCGACCTCGTGACGGTGGAGCCCGTGTCCACCGGCTCCGTCGAGTGGGTGCAGTACGCGCTCAACCCCAACGCGGCAGCCGTCGTCCCCGAGGGTGGCGTCAAGCCCGAGTCCGGGTTCGCCGGAACCCCCGGTGCCGCCACGCTCGACAACTGGGCTCACTGGGTTCAGGTCACCCGTCAGGCGTTGGAGGACAGCCAGCGACTCCGGTCCATCATCGACACGCAGATGAGGAACGGCGTCTCCAAGAAGGTCCACGACAGCATCGCCGCCGCGCTCACCGCCGCGACGCTGCCGACCGCCGAGGGTGACGATCTGCTCTCTGCGATCCGCGTCGGCATCGCCACCGTGCAGGGCGCGGGCTTCGACCCGAACGCCGTCCTGCTCAACCCCGCCGATTGGGCCGGGCTCGACCTCGCGGTGATGAGCGCGACCCTCTCCGGGCCGACGAGCCAGACCGGCTTTTGGGGCCTGCGTCCCGTCGCGTCGCCGGATCAGCCTGCGGGCACGGCGACCGTGGGCGACTTCAAGACCGGCGTCCGGCACTTCCGCCGCAACGCCGTGTCGCTCTACATCACCGACAGCCACGCCGAGACGTTCATCAGCAACGTCTTCACGATCCTCGCGGAGCAGCGTGCGAAGACCGTCGTCGTGAACCCGAACGCGCTGGTCGAGGCGTCGGCCACCGTCGAGGCTCCCCTTCCTGACGCCGACACGAGCAGCCGGTCGCGCAGGGCGAAGTCCTGACATGACCGCTCGCGGGCCGCTCGCGTCCCCCACCGCCCTCCGGCGCGTCATCGACGTGTCGGTGGCGGCGGTGCCGGACGAGGAGTTGGACCGCCTGTGCATCGCAGCGGACAGGGTTCTCCTCCCGCTGCTCACCGACGAGGACCACTCCGACCCGGCGCTTCACGCGAACTGCCACGAGGCCGCGCTCACCGTCGCGGTGCAGTTGTGGCAGTCCCGGCACGCGCCGGGCGGGCAGATGCTCGGGACGGACTTCGGCGCGATCCCGACCCCCCACCTTGGGGGGCCGGGGCTCGTGTCGAGGGTTCGGGGGATGCTCGGCCCGTGTGAGCCGTTCGGTGGGGCGGTGTTCGCGTGACGAACCCACTGACGGAGGGCCGGACTTACGTCAGCGACACGCTGGCGTCAACCGGGCTCAACACCTACGCCTACCCGCAGGACGGTCCGAACCTGCCCGCCGCGTGGGTCACCCCCGACCCGGAGTGGGCCGTCCCCGTCACCCTGACCGCGACGAAGGTCGGGCTCGTCGTCACCGTCGCCTACGGTGCGGCCACCCGCTCCCGCGACGCGATCGGCGGGTTGGAGGACTGGCTCTGGACGGCGTACCGGGCTCTCGTCGCCAAGGGGGTCCGGGTCACGTCGATCGACGCGCCCACGACCTCCACCCACAACACCCTGACCGTGCATCAGGCAGCCATGCACGTTGTTGTCCACGTAGACGATGAAGGAGCATGAGCCATGCCAACCACTGTTATCACCGGCAAGAAGTTCACGGTGAGTCTCGACGGGATGGACGGGTCGGCGCAGGTCACCACCGGCACCGTCGATGAGTCGTCGTCGTCCAACACGATTCAGACCCTCGCGGGCTCGGCCACGATCAGCCAAGGGGTGGAGTCCACGGTCAGCGCGGACTTCCTCTACGACGGCGATCAGGGCGGCGGCGGGTTCTACTCGGTGTTGAAGACGGCGCTCGACACGGCGTCCGAGGTCGACATTGTGATCGAGGGCGGCACCGACTCGGCAGCCGCGTGGACCGGCGTCGGGGTCGTCACCGGCCTGTCCGCCGAGTTCCCGGCTGACGACGCGGCGACCTGCTCGGCGGAACTCACCGTGAGCGGCCAACTGGTCTTCACGCCGGGAGTGGTGGCCCCGTGAAGTTCCACCTTGACTACGACCTTGGCGACGGCACGAAGCGCGCCGTCATCGGGGTACAGGCACAGGTCGGGTGGGAACTGCGGACCAAGAAGAAGATCGGCTCGATCGCGGAGGGCTACGCCGTCAGCGACATGGCCGGGCTGCTGTTTGAGCAGTTGCGCGTGGAGGACCGGCTCCCCGAGGGAGTCGTCAACGAGGCCGGGCTCGTGAAGCACCTACAGGAACTCGACGTGATCGACCCGGACGAGGAAGCGGCAGCGGCGGGGGAGGGGCAGAACGGGGTCGTCATCCCTATCGAGGGCTCGGCCTTCCAGACGGTTCCCTGACCCGAGTGCTGGTGCAAGTCAGCGTCGCTACCGGGATGAGTTGGGAGGAGACGCTTCGGCTCCCGTGGCCCGTGCTGGAAACCTACCTTGACGTTATGGCGAAGGGAGCGGAGAAGTGAGCAGCGGCAGCGGATACCGACTCGACGCCGGAGGGATCAAGGGGGCCGACGAGGCGAGGGAGGTCTTCACTGGCATCCCCGAGGACTTGGCGGACCGGCTCCCCAAGGGTGCCCGTGCTCTCGCCGGGACGCTCGCCGCCGACATACAAGCCGCCTTCCCGCAGGTCGTGGCTTACGTCATGGCCGGGCCGAACGGCGGCATGAGGGTCAGCACCTACGAGGTCCAAGCCGTGACTTCCGTCAGCAGTGATGACAGCCCGGTCGGGTCCGTCGCCGGGGAGCAGGTGCCCTTGTTCCGGGTCGTGGTCGACGGGCTCAACGCGACGTTCGTGGACATGGGCGTCGAGGGAGTCCATGACGCACCGCAGCGCATCGCCGCGCTGGAACACCTTGACCGGATGCACGGGGGGCCGTCCCGTTTCGCGTGGCCGGTGGCGCACCGGGCGCGGGCTCGGGCGAACGCAGGGTTGGAGCGCACCATGAAGACCGCTGAGAAGGACTACACCGCCGCGCTGGCAGAACCGAGCGACTGACATGGCCGTCGTTCTCCCGTTCGTCGCCACGTTCGCGGACAAGGGCACGAAGCAAGCGATCGCCGCGATCAAGAAGGTCGAGAGTCAGTGGGGCGGCTTCGGGAACTCGTTGAAGAAGGCGGCAGGTCCGGCGGCTGCCGTCGGCGGGGCGCTCGTCGTCGCGCTGACCGGGGCGAAGAACGCAGCCGGTGAGGCTGCCAAGGCGAACAAGGTGCTCAACTCGGCCATGACCAACTCCGGGTTCCCGGAGAACACGCAGGCCGCGCAGGACTACGCCGTGGCCCTGTCGAAGACGACCGGCATCACCGCTACCGAGATCAAGGCGAGCATGGCCCGGCTCGCCACGAACAAGGACCTCGCCGGGTCGCAGGAGAACTTGGCGAAGGTGACCATGCTCGCCGCCGACATGTCGGCTCGCGGGATGGGCTCGATGGAGTCGGCGTCCGCGACGCTGACGAAGGCGCTCAACGATCCGGTCAAGGGCATGGCGATGCTCGCCCGAGCCGGGATCAGTTTCGATGAGACGACGAAGGCGAGCGTCAAGTCCGCCGTCGAGTCGGGCGACAAGTTGGCCGCGCAGCAGATCATCCTTGCCCAAGTGCAGGGGACCGTCGGTGGGGCAGCCGAGAAGACGGCATCCTCCACCGCCAAGATGAGGGCGCAGTATCAGGAACTCATGGTGATGATCGGCGGGCTGCTGCTCCCGATCATGGGCAAACTCGTGACGATCCTGTCGACGGTGATCAAGTGGATGACGGAGAACATCGGCGTCACGAAGGCCGTCGTCGTCGTCATCGGTGGGCTCGTCACGGCGATCCTTGGGCTCAACGCCGTGATGAAGGTGCAGCAGATGCTCTCCTCGCTGTTCGGCATCTTCAAGAAGAAGGAGGCCGCGTCGACCATCGCGGCCACGAGCGCGACCCGGCTGGACACCGCCGCGCAGACCACGAACACCGCCATGAAGCGGACCTCCAACTCGGCCCTCATGGTCAGCAGCACGACGAAGCGGGCGAACACCGCCGCGACGGTAAGCAACACGACAGCCGTCCGGGTGAACACGACGGCGACCACCCGCATGACGGTCACGCAGAAACTCGCAGCCACCGCCACGAAGGTGATGACGACGGCGCAACGCCTGCTCAACGCCGCCATGAAGGCCAACCCGATAGGCATAGTCGTCTCGCTTTTGGCAGCCCTCGCGGCGGGCCTCATGTATGCGTGGCGCAACTCGGAAACCTTCCGCCGGATCGTGACCGACGCCTTCAACAAGGTCAAGTCCGTGGCGCAGAACGTCTTCGGGGCCATACAGTCCGCGATCGCCCCGGTGGCGGACGCCCTGCGGAACATCATCGGGATCGCGCAGGACGTGGCGTCCGCGATCGGCAACGTCATCGGCAAACTGCCGTCCCTGCGGAACGCGCAGGCGGAGGCGTCCAAGCCGATCCCGGCTCCGGCGTCGGCGGGCCGGTCGGCGGGTGCCACGACGCACGGGGCCGCGCCGGTCTACATCACGGTCACAGGGGCGATCGACCCGGAGCGGGTGGGCCGTCAGATCAGGGACATACTCGACGGGCATGACTTACGTCAGGGCCGGATCGTGGCGAGGGCCGTCGCATGGTGAAGGCGGAGCCACCCACCATCACCGTGAGCGGGCGGGTGCTGCCGCCCGAGCGGGTGATCCTCCCCGTCGAGATCATGGTGGGCCGGGAGAACCCGACCGCGCAGCCCGACGCCAACTCCATGTCGTTCTCCTATGTCGGCCCGCTGCCGCCCGAGTTCGTCCGGGGCGCACCCGTGAACGGAACCCTGCTCGGCTACGCGCTGCCGGGGTGGTTCGACACATGGACCGACCTGTGGAGCGCGGAGCCGTCCACGCCGGGCCTGATCCCTGAGCCGACCCCCGAGGGTTTCGCGCAGTGGCTCGTCAGCGACACCGGGGTCACCGTCGAGGAGTCGTGGGAGGACGGCGGGGCCACCTTGGTCACGTCATTCCCGGAGGAGGTACTGCCATGACCGTGCAGCCGGAGTCGGCGCTCGTCCCCCGCTTCCACTTCCACGGGCAGGAGCGCATGGTCGGGCTCGACGGGAGTGCCCACACCGGGCTCGTCACCGTCACCCCCAACTGTGTGATCCGGCACCCGACGCTCGGCATCGTCATGTCCGGCCCGGTGTCCGTCCCGATCGACGCGGAGGGCCTGTGGTACTTCGACCTGCCTGCCGCGTCGCCGGACCTGATCCCGGCGGAGGGGCTCGGCTACGCGGTGCGCTACCCGACCCGCCCGCCGCAGTGGATCGCCGCGCAGCCCGAGGGCACCGACCTTGACGCGGCGGACATTGTGGACTCCGACCCGCTCGTCCCCGTCATGTCGCTCGTCGGCCCGCAGGGGCCTCCCGGTGCCGACGGAGCGGACGGCGCACCCGGCGACCCCGGAGGTCCGCCCGGTCCGCAGGGCGAGCCCGGCATCCCCGGACTGGCCGGACCGCAGGGTGAGCCCGGCCCGGAGGGGCCACAGGGACCGCCCGGTGCCGCAGGGAGCGACGGACAGGACGGGGCGGTGGGTCCGGCAGGTCCACCCGGTCCCGAGGGCGCACAGGGGCCACAGGGCGAACCCGGCGAGGGTGGCGGGTCCGCGCAGACCGACCTTGGGACGCTCTACCTCAACAACGCCGTAGAGCCGGGGGAGTACCTGCAACCCCAACCCCTGTTCGCAGTGGCGGGGCGGCAGTACCCGGTCGAGTTCGTGAGCGGCCACCTGACGGTCCGCTCGGGGCTCCTGCCTGACCGGGTGTCGCAGCAGTACGTCCCCGACGCCCCACAGGACGGGCACGAGACCATGTGGCTCCGTGCTTTGAAGGGGGCGACGTGGAGCCC